TCTGGGAAAAGATTACTGATGCTTTTCAAGATACAATGGATTCGTAATTATATGGGCTGTAAATACAGCTCATTTTTTTTATATGAATTATAGTTCGCGCGCGCGAACTATTGACAGTTTGCACAAGTGAATTTATTATATTCGTAGAATGAGAATGCCACAGGCATAGGCTATGCCGAAAAAATCATATCTAAACCACAAGGTGGAAAAAATCTATGTTAAACGAAGAATTTCTTAACGGTTTGTTAAGTAATGAAGAAATTTCTGCAGAAGACAAAATTAAGCAGATAATTTCAGAACACGAAGCTGACACACGTGGATTGTTGGCAAAACGTGATGAATTGTTAGGTAGCGAAAAGAAGCTCAAAGAGAAGATTTCCGCTTATGAAAAAGGCAATGAGGAGTACAACTCTAAGATTAAAGGTCTCGAAGAAATGCTTGAAAAAGCAAACAATGGAGACCAGAAAGCTAAAGAGTTTTACGAAACAAAACTTGCCGATTTGCAGAAGAATTATGATGGTCAGATTTCAAGTCTTGTTGCTGAAAGAGACCAGTATAAGACACTGCACCTTACATCATTGCGTGATAAAGCAATTGAAGAAGGCACAAAAGACCTTAATTTTATTCCCGGCTTGAAGCAGGGCTTTATTGCACGTGTTCTTTCACTGAACAACTTTGAACCGCAAGATATTCCTGGACAAGGTATGAAGTTTCTCAATCAGGAAAATCATACAATTGAAGAAGCAATTAATTCGTTTGCACTTACAACAGAAGGAAAGGCTTATATTGCAAATCCTTCTACAGGTGGCGGAGCAAGAGGTTCTTCAAGTGGTGCTGCGTTTGGCACTGTGCCTAATCAAGTTTCAAGCCAGCAGCTTAACACCATGTCAGATGCACAGATTATGGAGTTTGCCCTTAAAGGTGGGCAAGTAGTTTAGTAATTTATTAACAAAGGAGTAGCCGAAGGACAGGCGCGAATATTCTTAATGGCTTAGTGCCAACTTTGTATCGTTCTCTTAACACAGTTGCAAGAGAACTTGTCGGTGCCACAATGGCAGTAACACGTGATTCAAGTGCTCAGGCAGTTGCAGTAGGTCAGAAGATTGAATTCCCAATCGTTCCTACTTCATCGCTAAGAGATGTAGAACCGTCTTCAACACTTCCAAGTGTAAGCGGTGATAATATCGGTAAACGTACACTCGAAATCACACAGTCTAAAGCAGCTGATGTTATCTGGACAGGAAACGAGCAGGTAGCTCTCGGCGGAATGTATAACCGTATTCTTGAGGACCAGATAACAGAGCGTATGCGCCAGCTTGCTAATGCAGTTGAAGAAGACTTGCTTTCAGTTGCAGTCGCAGAAGGTCTTAACGCAGGTAATAGCGTAGGCACAAGCGGTACAACTCCATTTGGTGGCGGTCTTATTGAACTTACTGCAACACTTAAAAAGTTGCAGGATAATGGTGCTCCAACATCAGATTTACAGGCTGTTCTTAATACTGAAGCTTCTATGGCGTTGAGAAACCTCGGACAGTTGCAGAAAGTAAATGAAGCAGGTACACAGTCCCTTTTGAGACAGGGTGAACTTGGTAACCTTATGCGTTTTGCTATTCGTGAATCAGCAGGTTTCAAGACACATGTTCAAGGTACTGGTTCTGGTTACCTCGTAAATGGTGCTGCATCTGTAGGTGATACAGAAATTGCTATCGATACAGGTACAGGCACTTTTGTTAAGGGCGATTTGGTAACATTCGGAGCAGGTACAACAAAATATGTTGTAGCTGCAGATGTGGCTAACGGTGGTACAAAACTCAAGCTTGTTACACCATTGCAGGAAGCAGTATCAGACAATGCTGCAATTACAATCGGTGATAACTATCTTGCATCAGTTGCATTCCCACGTTCTGCAATCTGGCTTGCAACACGTACTATTCCACAGCCTGAAGGCGGCGATAGTGGCATTGCTTCACGCACAATTACAGACCCGATTTCAGGTCTGTCATTTGGTGTAACACTTTATCCTGGCTACAAGCAGAATCAGCTTGAAATTAGCCTTGCATGGGGTGTCGGAGTTATCAAACCTGACTTTGTTGTACCGATTTTCGGATAACAAAAAGACCGCTCTGAAAAGGGCGGCCTAATGGAGTTGTTATGGCAACAGTAAGAATGAAAAAAGGCGACAAATTTGCTGACATTTTTGATTCTCCTGAAACAATAAAACAGGCTCAGCTTGATGGTTATTCAATCATCGAAAAGAAGGCTGAATCTAAAGGTGAAGAAGTCAAGGCTGAATCCAAGACAGACGAACCTGAAAAAGAATCAAAGACACGAGCAAAGCGGCAGTAAAAAGAGGGCTGAAAGATGATTGTTGAAGACGGCACAGGAATTAAGGACGCAAACTCATACGTCAGTGTTGAATTCGCGGACGATTATTTTTCAGCCCGCGGTGTTTCTGGGTGGGAAGCTCTTGAAACATCAGCCAAAGAACAGGCTTTGATTCGTGCTACTGACTTTATAGACAATGTATATCAGTGGTACGGCAAGAGAGAATTTGAACATCAGGCGTTGAGATTCCCCAGGGTGGAATTGGTAGACTATGAAGGTCTAGAGGTGAAGGGAATCCCAACTTGTTTGAAGCAGGCTATTTGTGATGCGGCACAGCTTGTAAGTGGTGGAACTGAATTATTCCAGACACAGAACGAAAACGGCGATGTTGTTTCAGAAACAATCACAACGCTTTCGTTTACTTATGCAAAAAACGAAAAAAAGAAAACAACGAATACAACATTGTACGATTCAATCAACACAAAGTTGAGAGGCTTGTACAGAGAAAATACAGACAGAATTATCAGCGGTAAAGTGTTGAGGGTTTGATATGTACCAGAAATATGCTGATAAGGCTTTAGAGAAATTAAAGAAGTACGGTTCTGCTATAACAATCAAAAGAGCCGGAAAAAAGGTGTATGACAAACAGACAAACACATACATCGACACTGGTGAAGAGTTTTCTGGTTTTGCAATTCAGAGAAACTTTAACCAGAGAAACATTGACGGAGTGAACATTAAGTTTGGAGATGTTCTTTTTATGGCGCAGCTTCCGCAGAACCCGCAGAGCAATGACACTGTGACTTTTGCAGGAAGAAAATACACTGTAATCAATGTTGAGCCAATGAACGTAGACGGCTCAATTGATATATTTGTAAACATACAGGTAAGATCATGAGTGGCAAGACAGAGAAAAAATTCAGAAGGGCATTCAGGAAGAACCAGAATCTTGTTGCTGATAAACTTGTGCTAGAACTTTTGGATGCACCTTTTAAGTACAGATTTGGTTTTGCTATGAAACTCTTATTCCGTAGAGGTAAATAATGTCACATTGGACTATGGATTTGAACAAATACGTAAAGAAAACAAAGACACAGATAAGCGAGGTACGCACTGCCTATGCTTATGCTCTTTACTCATCTATAGTCAGAAAAACACCTGTTGACACAGGACGTGCAAGAGCTAACTGGAATATTTCAACAGGAAGTCTAGATGCATCTATTACAGGAAGTACAAGAAAATCTCCTAAACCGATTTCATCAATGCCTAAAGCAGAGGGTGATGAATCAATTTTTATTTCAAATAACCTGCCATATATTGAAACGCTTGAATACGGCGGTTATCCGAAGAACCCGAAAGGCGGAAACGGCAAGACAATAAACGGTTATTCAAAGCAGGCCCCGGAAGGCATGGTAGGTGTAACTCTTGCAAATAACGAGAACATTTTTAACGCTGCTGTAAGAGCTGTTAAAGGAAAAGGCAAATGACAGAGTTTGATATTCAGGACAGTCTGTTTAAGAAGTTTCTTACTCTTGATGATTTTGCCAGAGAAAACGGTTATACAGGCGAGCCGTTTTTGGACAAAGTAGAAGTAAAAACAAGCGAAGAATCAGTTGGAAAAACTCTTTATGAGAAAGTTGTGAACGGAGAAATCGTTTATAAAAACGTCCATTTTCCGAATATACCGTTTGAACTGCCGAATCAGGGCGGCTGGTTTGATTTGACCTTTAGAAACAACGAGCCTGAAACTGCTGCAATCACAAAAGATGCGCAGAACAGATTTACAGGTGTGTTGTACATTGATATTTATTCACCGACAGACAGCGGTGAAGCTGAAGTAAGGAATAAATACGAGTGGATAGCAAGGCTATTCGAGCGTGATTTATATTTTGATGATGTGGTGATTATGCGATGCTATATCTCCACAAAAGGTAATGATGCCGTAAGTTACAGGCTGCAGGCCGCAGTCGAGTGGACGGCTGATATAGACAAGGAGTAGCTGAAGGAGTACACCAGCAATAACAAACAGAATCAAGACATACTACACTCTTTATTCTGTTGAAGAAGTAGAAGGTGACGTACCTAACAATCCAGAATTGCAGCCTATGCGTTATTCAGACTGCGGTATCGAGGGTACAACCGAAAAAATTGAATCAGATGTTGTTCTTCCAGGTACACGTATTCCGTCAACACCGGAACTCGGTTCGGAATCAAATGCCGGAGACGTTTCAACTGAATGGAATATTGACGAACAGGATGCATGGTTCGCAGGTGTTTTCTGCGGTAACTGGGAAACTGACCCAGAAAATGAACGCCGCAAGACACTTACACTCGGAGATGCTGTTCATTCATTCTCATTGATTAAGCAGTATAGTCAAAAACCTATTGCTTATCAGCATTTCAAAAAAGCATTCTTGAATCAGCTGACAATGGACTTTGCAACAGACGCTTTTGTTAAGCTGTCTTGGAACTTCATGGGTTCAAACAACCCTGAAAAAGTTGCAGAAGACCCGATTGCTTCTAAAAATCCGACATATCTTGATGCCGGAACTTCAAAGTCATTCCTGACAAGAAGCGGTTTCTTGAAGTTTGGTGATTCACTTGCAACATTGAAAGCAATTCGTCAGTCGCCATCGTTAAATATCACAATCAACAACAACATGGAGAAAACTCCTGCGTTGTTTGAAACTGAATCGATTGAAAACACTCTCGGCGATTTTGACGTAACAGGTACAATGGACGTTTACAACGCCGATGACATTGGACACGAAATTTATAACGCCGCTGTAAAAGGTGAAGACAAAGTAATTCAGGTAGCAGTTGAGCGCACTGTAAACGGTGTTACAACTACTTACACACTTACTTTGAATGTTCATCTTGAAGCACCGACAGAATCAAAGAATGGAAACAAATTACAGTTTTCTGTTCCGTTTACATTGAACGCTGTTGATGATTTCTGCCTTGAAAAAGTTACAGAAGGTGACCCGATTGTTGTAGCAGAAACACCAGTATTTGATAACGTTCTTTCTGACGTTACTT